CCCTTGTCGTTGACCTTGTTACTCAATTATCTCGTCTGGGGGTGGAAAAATCCGTCATCGATAACGCAATGAAACAAGCTGAAAAACCTAAAAAGGGAAACGTCTATTATGTCGTAGAGACTGTTTAGGAAAGATAAACAATGTCCAAATTAGTCGATCTTACTTTAGAAAAGAGACATGAAACGGATTTAGCATTCTTGTTAACAGAAGGAGACAAGGATGCTAATGACAAAGAAATTCAATGGTGGGTTCCTAAGTCCATAGTAGAAGAAAATGGTGATGGAACTTACACCATGCCAGAATGGTTGGCAATAGAAAAAGGGATGATATAAGGATTCTCAAACATGCTTATGAAAGCTGATACTCCCATTGCTTTAGCTAATTTGACACAATTGACTCCAGAAGAACGTGAAGTCTTACTTTCCAACATTCGAGAACGTCGATTACAGCCTGTTCGTGTTTATGAAGAACTTTCTCTCATGGAAGCTGAGGCACGAAAAGAAAACCTTCACAAGCAATGGCAAAAGGCTTTAGAAATGTTCAAAAAAGAACTCGCTAGAGTCGATGCTGCTATGAGTAAATTAGAACAACGACAAGTAAAACTTCGTGCAATAGAACTGGAGATTGAATCGTTATGAAAGCTAGAGACATTCGTGCCGCGTTACAAGGAACAGTAGACCCAAAAATCATCTTTGCCCTTTGCGGCCTTGCTGAAACAGTCACTGCTCAACAACAAGAAATAAATACAATGGCAAGGATGATGAATCAACTTACAGACATCCTAATGCAACTAGGTGTCTCAATCGAGGGTGCGACAAACGCTGTCGATGAATTAAGAAAGATAAGAGGAATTGATGAATCCTAATTACAGATTAATTTCCCTAAAGACTCGTATGGCTACCGAAGCAGACACTCATTTGCCTCAATACGATCATACGAAACTTAGTAACATCAATGTTTGTCCTACTTGGGGAATCCTCCGTTACTCTATGCACAAGAGAATGCCTGGAGCTACTCGTTCCATGCCTTTAGAAGCAGGTGCCGCTGCTCATGAAGCCTTTGCAGCCATTCGTTGGTATCAATACAACTTTTTCCAGGCTAAAGATCCAATACAAAAAATTATCAGTCACAAACAAGGTGTTAGACTCTTTGGAGAGGCAAGATTCGAGCGCATGTGCGAAATATTATCCGAAGAAGCTACTCAGAGAACAAATTGTATCAATTTCACATTAGAAGCACTCGAAAGTGGAGAGTTTTACGACGACATCGGAGATAATCGGAGAACTCTTTCGAATATCTCCGAATCAATCATAGCATATATAGATGCGTATGATATGGAACGTTATCCGATCTGGGTACGTGACAAAACCGATGAAGATTCTGATATTGGAATAGAAATCACCTTCGACATCGTTGTCGATATTGAATTTGATCTTATGGGAGAGATACAAGAGTTACAGGCTCGATTCGTTGGAATTTTAGACGGCTTGCATTGGAATCGTGACAACTTACTCCCAATAGAAGAGAAAACAGGTTCTAGACTTGATGATGCTTGGCTATCTCAATGGATTCTATCTCACCAAATCACAGGATATTGTATTGCAGCAGAAACATTCGCTGGAGTTCCTTGTAACCAAGCTTTGGTAAGTGGCACTCGTCTTCCCATCGGTAAAATTCCATCGGAAGGAATTAGACGCGAGCACGTTCCAAGGTCTACAGTCATGGTGGAAAAATGGGCCAATTGGTTTGTAACTTCTATCCTTATGGAACGTCAATGGAGAGAAAATGTTCTTGATGCTCCTATGTATACACACAGTTGTAATCGTTATTTCCGATCTTGTTCTTTCCTTCCATTCTGCGCTGCTGAATCACGAGAAGAGAAACAACAGATCATCGAAGAAATGGAAGAGGATGAGTGGAATCCTCTTCGTGGATAGAATAAGGTAGAAAGAAACATGACGAACGAGAAAAAAGAGACACCTATCATCCGTCTTGGTGGAATCGAAGTTGTTACTCCTAAAACACGAGCAAAACGTCTCTCGTTAATGCTTTGGGGAACAAGTGGTAGTGGAAAAACTACTCTAGCAGCNACAGCNCCNGGAACNAAACTTTGGATCAACTTTGACAACGATGGAACAGATGCTATAGCAGATAGACACGATGTCGAAATGGTTGACTTCTCCAATCGTCCTAATGATTGTGTAGAACACTTCAAAGAGAATGATCCTTTACGTCTAACACGGTTTTTGAAAGAACGAGAAGACATCAAAACTGTTGTGTTCGATAGTCTTACCACCTTTGGTGACAAAGCCTTGTCTCACGGTGTATATAAAGCACAGAGGACAGCAAAAGGAAAGTATTGTACTATCGAAGACCCTGGATTCTCTGGATATGGAAATAAGAATACATGGACAAGACTTTGTGTCAAGAATTTACTCCGAGTGACCGCTNCAACAAATAAACATATGATCTTTATTGCTCATGAAGATAAACCGTTACTTGATAAAGAAGGAAACGTCTTGTCTATTTCAATCATGTTAGGTAGCTCCCTTAATGAACAAATCCCTATCGACTTGTCTGAAATTTGGAATCTAAGTGACACAGGACGAGAAAGACGCATCGCAGTACGGAACTGTCGTCTCCGTAGACCTGTTAAGTCTCGCATGTTCCTTACAAATGCTTCACCAGAATTTGTTTGGAACTATGACGCTTTAACAGGTGAAGGAGAAGGAATTAACGACTGGTATACACGATGGGAAGAGAATGATGGACACAAAATCTCACTACCTTGAATCGAAACTTGATCTAGCAATAGCTAAAATCACATATAGACAAATCAAGTCTGGCAACGTAACATTATCACCAGAAGTTCCATGCTTTCGTGTAAGAAAAGGAACAAAAGTCATCGACTCATTCTTGAAAAAGGCTAACATGGTAAAAATTTATCCTGGGATACGTAAAGCATACTAGATGTAGTGTGTGAATACAAAGTCATCTACTAGATTTAGGGGCTGTACTAATAGATGAAATGTCACTATAATCAACAGTTCCAATCACCCAAAAATTGAACACACAATAGGAGACAATCAATGTCTGACGAACTTCCTTCCGTTGTCGAATTTTCAGTAGACCTTGGAAAACAAGAAGCCCCCGATCCTCTTCCGGCAGGGAAGTATACTGGTACCATTCGTAATGCAGAAGTCCGAATCTCTCAACGTGGTACACGATATTGCGCCGTGAGTTTTCATATCGGATCGGAACAGTATCCTGTCGATTTCAAAGATGGATCAGATGATGGCCTAACTCTTGTGTATCGTCGTGTTGGTCTGGAGGACAATCCTCAGGCCCGTTTCGGTACTCGTAGGTTCATCGAAGCTATCGGTGCGCCCCTCGCAAAGAAGATTGATGTATCCGAATGGGTGGGCATGGAAGCCGCCTTGGAGGTGAAGAATGAGACGTTCGAGGGGATTAATAGGGCTGTCATCGACCGTGTTCACGCTGCCTAGCCTCATCTCACCTAGGTAACGTGGTGAGGGAGTCAACCAGGCCCAGAAAAAAGTCACCGAAAAGGTGGTTTTTTGTTGACTCCCTCATTTTTTCCTATATACTCTGGGTATTCATTCGATTAACCAAACCGAAGGAGAGGCTAGATGGCCGAAGATAAGGTGAAGAAAGCTAGGCAAGCACGTACTCCCAAGCCTGTGTATGCTGTGATGGTGGTTAAGGACAATGACGGTAACACTATCAATCTGTCCAAGGAGAACGTCGAAATTCTTAGTGTCCATAAAGACGCTGACGCCCTCTTGAATCTTCTGGATAGTGGCGGGTTGCCTAACGGAAGCTTCTACAAGCGCATCTCCCTTACTTAACTACGAAAGCCTTTGTAAGTCGGTACGCATAAGGTAAGTAAGCGGAAACGGAATACGCCCTCTGATAGAAATATCAGAGGGCGATCTTTTTGTGTGAAAAACTAGTCCTCGACACACAGAAAGTCCTTGACACATAAGGAAGAATGTGGTATGAATAAGCCATACGAACATGAGTGGCATTTGACTAGTGACTTTTGCATTCATTGTGGGATGTCAAGAGTTCATCAGTTAGATGCTCCAAGAGCTTGTACAAGAAACAAAAAAGTAACAGCAATATCACATACGAGAGCAATATCGAGGACAAAAAATGGCATACGAACCCCCANTAAGAATAACGATTCCAGCTCCAAGTGAAAATTCCTAGAGGTTTTGGTCCCAATTCCACAGGAAGTCGCGGAGGGAATCTTCGTATTCGTTGTACTGATAAAGAGCATGACGCGATTCAATACGAAGCATCTCTTTTAGGTATCCCTTTGGCTGGATTTTGTCGTTGGTGTTGTGTTCAAGTAGGACAGAAGCTTAAAGAACACAGAGACCTAGCATCAACAGCAATCTCTATCGGAGAGGAAGAAGAAGATGATAGAACAANATGATGTCGCATTGGATGAGACACAGTTGAAAGCAATATCTGCTTGCTGTAATCTTTCCAAACGTATCGTAGCCGTTACTGGAGCGGCTGGAACTGGTAAGACAACTATCTTGAAACATGTTTATCATACTTTGTATGACCAAGATCGAGACGTTGTTTTATGCGCTCCTACTGGGAAAGCGGCGAAGCGAATTACAGAGGCTACAGGAATTGAGGCGCGAACGATTCATCGACTACTTGAATATCCGTTTCCTGGAGAACGTGATCCAAAAACAGGAAAGTGTCTTCTGACTAGTGATCCAAAACGGGATAGAAGAAACCCTATTGGGTATGAAGTAGTCCTTTGTGATGAATACACCATGGTAGGTGTAGCTTTACATCGTAATCTTCTTGATGCACTGCCTCCTGGGGGTCTTATCCGTATGTTCGGGGATGATAACCAACTCCAACCCATTGAATCGAATAAGAAACTCCAACAAGAGCCTTCATCCTTCTTAAAAACATTAACAAAGTTTGATGGCATTCGATTAGACACCATTCACCGTCAAGAAAATGATAGTAATATCATTAGTAATGGACAACGGATCATTCGTGGTATCATGCCACGAAGAAAGGATGACTTTCAAATAAAAATCACCAACGAACCAGTACAAACCATTTTAGACTTCGTACAAGATAGTATAGTCGATGGAATTGACTATGGGACTACGATGAATCAAATCATCGCCCCAACGAGGGTTGGTTGGGTAGGTACAGAAGCTTTAAATGCAGCAATCCAACAACTCTTACAACCTATCACCAAACCATACGTTACTGTTGTTCGACATGAATGGAGTAATGTCTCAGAACAGAGAATGTTCCTTGGGGATAAAGTCATCAACACTGTCAACAGCTATCCTTTGGAAGTTTTCAATGGAGAAACAGGAATCATCGAAGGTTTCAAAGATGATGGAACTATTGTCGTAGACTTCGGAGACAAGACTGTTGAAATTCCCGTGTCCCTAGAAATGACAGGAAGACATGGTACATATTACATTAATCCACAGAAAGATTTAGACCTTGCATATGTTATCACTACACACAAATCTCAAGGATCAGAGTATGATCGTGTTTGTTACATCATGAATAAGTCTCGTTCTTATCTACTCAATCGCAAGAATTTCTATACCGCAATTAGTCGTGCACGTTCCCATGTAACAATCATCACAGATGCGAAGTCAATCAATCTCAGTCTCTACAAAAGAGGGGATAAGTAATGATCGTCTTACTCAACGGTCCTCCACGTTGTGGTAAAGATACATTCGCTAAAATAGCTCAACACCATCTTCCTCATTCTATGACGGCTAAATTATCTAAACCAATGAAGGATTGTTTTCGATCCGTCTTTCATTACGCACCGTCTTCAACCATTGGTACTCTCCTAGAAGAACACAAAGACCTTCCACTCTTTCGAGGACAAGTTGGAACACCACGATCATTTCAAATAAAGTTATACGAATTACTGGCACAACAATTTGGAAGTGACATCCTTGGTGTGTTAGCCATGGAAAGTTTGAAAAGGATTCCTGCTGCTCACGTTTTCGTCACTGATAGNGGAAGAGATGAAGAAGTACAACACATCATTGATNACTTTAAATATGCCAATGTTGGCATTGTAAAAATTCGTACGGCCGGGAACGACCTTCGAAGGAGATTGTCGTGGATGGTTGTCTGACGATCTAAGTGTAAAGTATAAAGCAGAAATCAAGAATCAATATGACATGCTTTTATATGAAGCACAGATTCGTCGTGTGCTTGCAAATTGGGGGTTGATTGATGAAATCTCATGAACATTGGTATAGATACACAGACTTTCTAATTGACACTGATCCAATTTGTGTTAGCATCGAATTAAAAACTTATCTTGTTATTCGACATACTCCTAAGGGGGTTTGGATTGATACAAGATTTGATCTCGCTGAAAAGAGCCGAAAAAAATTCATCCTTAAAGATGCAATGAAACGGTTCGCTTGTCCGACAATAGAAGAGGCGAAAGAATCTTTCCTAGCTAGGAAACGAAAACAACTTCGTATCTATAAAGCTCGGACAAAACAAGTCGAACAGGTGATCATTAAAGCAACGGACCAATGGAAAGATAAATGAAGATCACAGAAGCCTGGCTTATGCAAGAGTTTCTCAAACGGGCACAAGCCTGTCAACTCCAAGTAAATTGTCTAGGATCAGGGAGACTCGATAGTGAAATCTGTATCATCGCGGAAGCTCCTGGAGAACACGAAGCAAGTATGAAAATGCCTCTTGTTGGTGGAAGTGGTAGACTCCTTTGGGATTTGTTGCGTGGCCCAGAAAAAATGGTGGAAGGTATACGAACACATCCAGATGCTATAAGAAGAAAAGATTGCTACGTTACTAATGTAGTTAAAAAACAAGTGTCACTTTCTGCGAAAACAGATGCTCGCAATCCTGTTAGAAAGCCAGAACTGGAACATTGGGAAGGCTTGTTAGACTGGGAACTTGATTATCTTCCAAATCTCAAGTACATTCTTGCTCTTGGAAACTTTGCTTTGCACGCTCTCACAGGTGACACAGGTATTACCAAGTGGCGAGGAAGTGTTTTCGATTGCAAAGTTGGACGGAATCGAAGGGCTGTTAAAGTAATTGTAACAAATAATCCTGCACATATCCTTCGTAATATGACCATGGAGCCAATGTTCAAATTTGATTTGGCAAAATTGCGGAGGGTGATAGATGGAAAATTCAAAGAACACCGAATTGAAGCAATTATTAACCCGGACTTCTCAAGAGTTGATAAGTATCTCGATAATCTTGAACGATCTGACCGACCAATTGCTTTCGATATCGAAACGATTGCGAACGAAACAGCTTGTATCGGATTCGCAAACAACTCCCACGAAGGCATTTGTATTAACTTCCTAGATGATAAAACCAACCGATATAACCTTCGAGAAGAGCTTCTATTGCGTACGAGAATACAAGAATTTGTTTCTAATCCGAAGAATAGACTCGTAGCACAAAACGGATCGTTTGATTGTGGTTGGCTCTGGTATAAAGATAGAATCCACGTTCCTAAAATTTACTTTGATACCTTACTTGGTCACCATACCTTGTATCCCCGTATGCCACATAACCTTGGCTATCTCACGGCACAGTATACAGATCACCCTTATTACAAGGACGAGGGAAAGACGTGGAGAGAAGGAGGAAACATCAATCAGTTTTGGGAATACAACGTCAAGGATTGTTGTATTACGTGGACTGTTTACGAAGCAATTCAAAAAGAGTTACGCGCGCAGGACTTGGAAGACTTCTTTCATTCTCACGTCATGCGATTGCAGAGCCATCTTGTTCGGATGCAAGTCGGGGGTATCCTTGCCGACGTTTCCCTTAAGGACGATATCGCAAACTCCTTGAAGACAGAATTAGATGAGAAGCTACGAGCCTTCCATCGAATGGTTCAAGCTCTTGTAAGCAACCCCGAGTACCGCCCCAATCCTAAATCTCCAAAACAATTACAGGAGTTGTTCTTTAGCTATCTTGGACTTGTAGGAAGAGGAAATAGCACAAGCAAAGAGAATCGCCTTCGAATGCGAGAGCATCCACGTACTACACCAGAACAAAAGCAGATGCTCGAATGTCTTGATGATTATCTAACGGAACATAAATTCTACAGTACCTATGCAAAACAAAAGGTCGATCCTGATGGACGTATTCGTTGTGAATATAAACAATTTGGAACGCAAAGAGCACCAGGACGTTTGAGTTCTGCTAAAGTTATGTGGGGTAGTGGCATGAACTTACAGAACCAGCCACACCGGGCGTATCCTATGTTCATTGCTGATCCCGGTTACATCTTCAGTTACTTTGACTTGAAGCAAGCGGAAGCAAAAGTTGTTGCGTATCTTTGGGGAGTTATAGGATTACTAGAAAACTTCAAGAGGGCAGAGACTGAAGAGGGATTCGACGTACATAGAGGTAACGCTTCTCGTATCTTTAAAATCCCTTACGAAGAAGTACCTAAAGGTGATTGGGACGATGATCTCAAACCAACAAAAAGATATCTAGGCAAACGATGTGTCCATGGCCTTAACTATCGGATGCAAGCACCAAAACTTGCTGAAGTATGTGAGATTCCAATGCAACAAGCATTTGAAGCTTACGCAAGTTATCATCGAGCCTTTCCAGAGATACAACAAGGATGGGAAGCAACAATTAAAACTGTTCGTGAAGAACGAATGTTATTCACTCCATTAGGACGTAGACTCATTTGGCTAGAGCGACTTACTGAAGAGAGCTTCGACAGCGTAATCGCTTTCATCCCTCAAAGTACGATCGGTGATAAAGTATCTAGTACTATCTACCTTTGTCATGATGATCCAGAGTGGCCAAAAGATGCACGGATGCTTCTTAATATCCATGATGCTCTTATTGCTCTTCATCGGCCAAAAGATACAGAAGTTGTTCAAGCAATTATGAAGAAATATGCGGAAACACCAATCATGATTCGTGGAGAACCTGTTACGATCTTCACGGATTTCAAACAATCCGTTCCAGATGAACAAGGGATTCATCGGTGGAGCACATTGGAGGATGTAAAATGAGGATCACTCTTTGCGGATCAACACGATTCATGAAAGAATTTCACGAGGCAAATCTTCGATTAACTCTACAAGGGCACTCGGTCTATTCTGTAGCTACATCAGTAAAAGAAGACTTCCAACCAACAGAGGAACAGAAGACGCTTTTAGACTTAGTACATCTTGATAAGATTTCCAACAGCGACGCCATTTATGTTTTAAATGTAGATGGATATATCGGTTTTTCTACAGCACGAGAAATTCAATGGGCGAAAATGCAGCAGAAGGATGTCTTTTTTCTTAGTGCTGGAACTCTTTTGAAAAGGGAAGAAAGAAACAAAAATGACTAATGTACAAGGAGAAGTAAATAGAAACGTTATTGTTTCTAAGACATACTTCAGAGATATACTCACAGAAAAAGGAAGTGTGTTAAAGCTGCTTCAAGAAGCTGACAACCCACCAAAACCTTATTCAATAAAGGTGGTAGGTAATGGCACAGTTTACAAAAAGTATAAAATTGGCGATGTGTTGGATTGGGTAGGTATTGGGTGGTGGACAAGACGTGATGAGGAATTAACTAAGACCGGTTACGTTCGTACTAACGATATACCTGATTATTCAGTAGAACTTGCAGCTCTTCGTAAAAGATTAGCAAAATTAGAAGCATTGTTAGGTGATATATCCGTTGGATATGATTCTCAAGGTTTGTTGAATCTTGGTACAATCAAGTCTACACGTCAACCAGTACACAGAATTATGGGTATATACTTCTTGTTTAAAGGGGAAGCTTTAATATACATAGGGCAATCTACGAACATCATGGGAAGAATTAATACACATAATGTAACAGGTTGGGATACGTTTTCGTACATAGAAGTTCCCAAATGTGATCTTAATCGAACAGAGAAGGAATACATTCTTAAATATAGACCAAAAGAAAATGAGACGCATCTTAAGTCGAAGGGTCGGTTTATTTGAATTATAAAAAGTTCGCCCCTCCTGATTCATTCATTGGACAGTACATGCAATACATGTCTTATGTAGAAACAGCAGAATCATACGACTTCTGGTGTGCAATTTGGGCAATAGGAGTTTCTTGTGGAAGAACTGTATTTGTGGATCGTCCTAATACTCCAGTTCATCTTAATTGGTATCTTATTTTGGCAGCTGAAAGCGGAGAGACGAGAAAGTCAACAGCGGTTAATTCTATTNCGGAGATGCTTACACGAGATGTACCCATTCTTGCCGGCAAGACTTCACCCGAAAGTCTCGACATTGCTCTCCATGTTAGAACGCAAGCTTTGGGAAGAGCAGATATAGCTTTCGCCGTTTCTGAATTAGTTACAATCCTTGGACGTGAAGGTTATATGGCAACAATGCCAGGACTTCTTACTGATTTATACGATTGTCCGAGTCTACGTATTAGTCCTGGAACCCTCAAGTCCGGAGAGATCAAGCAGAAAAATGTCTATGTCAGTTTTCTGTCAGCATCTACACCAGCTTGGTTGGTCACAGCAATTAACCCATCCGTTATCGAAGGAGGATTTACAAGCCGAGTTATCTTCATTGTTGACGATACTAGAAAACGAGCCATTGCTTAGGCCAAAAGAAAGAGATGATCATGCAAAAGACAAAGTATCAGAAGCATTACGATTGGCTACTACTTCCGCCAAAGAAAACAAGACCATTCAGATTTCTTCAGGAGGGTTACAACGTTTCAAGAACTGGTACAATTCTCGGAGGACTCACTCCGATCCTTTCCTCGCTTCATTCGAGGCTAGAGAAGATGATCACACGCTACGACTTGCAGCCTGCCTTGCAATCAACGACGGAACTCTTGAAATACAAGCTCGACACATCTCCACAGCCATTAAAATTATTCATCAAGTTAAAAATCAAGCCAATGGTCTCTTCGGAGGAGACTTCTCACAACGAGCAAGAATTACATCAGGAATTACACGCCTTCGAGAAATCCTCATTGAAGCAGGATCGGATGGAATCAAGCATTCGGATGTTCAAAGGCGTATAGTCCGTCGCATGGATGCTAAAGAGTTACGTCTACTCATTAACATCATGCACGAATGTGGTATGATCCAGATATTCAAATTGAAACGGGGACAGATGTATCGAGCAACTCGGGCTATTGAGAAGTTCGGGGTAACTTCGGAAGTCCTAGCGAAGCTGAACCTGCCGGAGTAGGTTTTGGCTGGAAGTTATTGAACTCGAAACCAGAAATATCAACACCAATGTTCTGGTATACGGAACGGGCAAACTCTTCTTCAAATTGTTTGAGAATAGAAAGCTGTTGTGCTTGGTAAGCACCAATTCGTAGGTTAAGTGAGTCAATAATATCATCACGTTGTTTAACAGTAATACCTTTATATGCGAAACGGTCTTCTGTAGACGTTCCAAGCTTCTGGATTTGTCCACGTAGATCACTAATCGCTTCGTCGAAAGGCTTTATTGCGTCTAGATAAGTCTTTGCCGATGCTGAAAGCATAATCGCAATTGGATCAGAAGTTGAAGAGATTGTATTACCACGAGAGAGTTTGCCTCCGGAGAATAAAGCCCCAGAAGTAATCGGTTCAAGGTTATTCTTCGCTCTTTGTAGAGCACTCTTCTTTCCTACCAAATCTCTAGCATTGTCTCGATTAGGGGCGGTTCGCAAGCTCTTTCCAAAGATAGGTTGGAAGAATTTGACTTGCCGTATTACATTACGTCCTAATTCATCCATAGCAAATTCCGCCCTGGTACTAAGACTTGTCTGCTCGTTCCCAGCATTGAAGCCTTCATATATTCCAACCATTAAAGTCCCTACTGCACCAAAAATATCCTGTAAAATAGCTGTTGTATCTTTTTCTAATTCATTTCCTTCAAATTTTATTCTTGCATCTGCTCCTGCACGGGTACCATGAAATAGTTGTCTACCTTGGACAAACGAGAAACCTTTACCTTGTACATCATCAGGAATAATCCCAGCACGAACATCTAAGCCAAATCCAGAGGCAACAGCAGCCATTACAGGATTAAGTGGAACATCAAATATTCTGACCAATGCTGCTAGAGAGTGGTTCCCATGATCGAGACCTTCCTGAGACAAATTAAAAAGTACTTCCATAGTATCTATAACTATTCCACGGAATAAACTTAATTCTGGAGTAATGCGCTCTATCGATGCTTCCCAAGGAGGCTTTCCAGGAATCATTACAATACGATAATTAGCGCGTTGTTCCGTAGTATATCCATTCCAGAAGTAATCACGATAACTCCACATCTTAGTAATCCCCGTTAATGGATCAGGGCCAGCTGGATCAGGAAACAATTGATCAGAATCTAATGTACTATTATATGTAACTTCTAATGCTGTTGGAAGTCCTATAGCAGCAATGGTAGCACCCAAAGCTCTCCGAACCCCTGCTACTTTAAATGCTCTTCCTAGTGTAGACCATGCTTGTAACATTGGTCCTGAATAAGGAACAACGGCATGGAAGGCTTTTGCTATATCACTAGAACCTCGAAGATTCACACTTCCGACAAGATCAATAGCATCTTTTCGTGCTTGTCTACTAATAACAGAAAAACTTTTTTCTGGATTTTTCAGTGCAGCTTCATGGGCCTTTCGCATTGTAATCCCCAAGGCTGTTCCTTCGTGCATAGCTGTATTTAAATGATTCCAAATCCTCCATATTCGTGGCAATGCTCCAGCTCCATAAAGTTTGGCTACATAGGGAACTGCTGGTGCAAGGGTGTTAGTCAAATCTCCTGAAAATTCTCTGCCACTATAACCAGTAGCGGAACGTCCAACCTCCCTTTCTATTGGAGACATTAATGTTCTACGTACCTTGTTCTTTAGAACAACACGAATTTGTCGGATTAGTCTGGGATTACTTTTATACAATGCTGATCTTGTTTGAATAGCTCGTGTTAGAATGTCTGCATAATCTTCTGCCATTGCAACAGAGAAGGATTCCCATGCCCCTTTGTAACTATCCTTCCAAACTTCGAAGGCTTCTCTTGAAACATTCCCAAGTGTCGCTCCTTCTGCTTTAGTCGCGCGTAAGATAGCAGTAAATGTTGATATTTGGTGGTTAAAGGCAAAAGCTGTAGGACCAAAAGCAGAAAATCTACCTGTAGTATCGGCGGTGAATACCCCTCGCCAATAATTGGAGAACTCTAACAACCTATTATGCAAAGCTGCGTCAAATTCAAGAGCTTTCTTTAACTGTCTATCAGGAACATAGAATCCATGCCAAGAGCTACCACGTTGGACCCAAATTGCATCATCCATTTTCACTAGTTGTTCCGGAGTAAATGTTCCAGATTCTTTTACACCAAACCTTTCTGCAATCTTTGGATCATCCATATTAAATCTAACATGAATGTTTCCACCCTGACTTAAAGGATCGTCCATACTAGAACTTCCAATGTACCTTGTCGGTTTTAAAGAGTCTTTGAATTTCGGTAAGATGGAAATTGCCGTTCCATCTGGACCTAGTTTCAGTCCTGTTAACCGCGTCAAAACGTTCCATTGTTTTATCGATCTGTTTACATCATCCATAACTTGATAGGCATAGTTCGCAGTAGCTTCAAAAGCATCAAGAGGTGATTGAATCCCATGACCCTCGACAAGACCTTGTAAATGCCAATTAGCAACCCCACGAAGAATTTTTCCAGAGGTAGTATGGAACCCCATAGCAGCTGCTTGTCTATTAAGCCAGGCAGCTCGTTCTACATTCTCTTTCCCAGGGATATACGTTAACCGCCCATCTTTAGTAAACTGTCGTCGGACGGCGTCTGCCCATTCTTTGCTTTTCGCTCCACGGCGAACAGCCTCTTCAAGAACAGCATCATTAATTCGCGTTAATGCTTTGTGCATCTGTACAAAACGAGGGTTAGCTTCGAAGGCTTTAATCCTAGCAAGAAGTTGTGGATCACCAATAAATACACGTTTCCCTTTTGCATTTATATTAAACAGTCCTGGACGTTCCCTTCTAGCTTTCCCGCGAATAATCTCAATAAAGTCAGCCTGTTCTTTTTGGACTAAAGCAATATCATCAATCGTTCCTTCGTCAAAAGCTTTTCGTAAATCAGTAAGCTGGTTATTCTTATCTTTCTTTAAAGCATGAAAAGCCGTGGCACGAGTACGTGCGACATCTTCTCTAATAAAAGCTACACCATCAAGAAACTGTTGCTGTTCTTTAGGATTAAGGGCAAGAAATTCCTGATGTATACTATGTAAGGAACGAACAATAGTAGGAGAGCCTTGTCCAAACTTTCCATCTTTCAAGAATTGTGCAGTCGTTCCACGAGCATCAGTAATTTCTTGTCCAGCAAGTTGTGCTATATCACTTTCTGTAGCACCAATACTCCGAAGATGTGCTTCTATATTTCCTGTAGAATCAAACACAGCCCCGAACAAACGAGAACCGCGTTTCGCAGCTATATTTCGTATAGAATCACTTGCAGCCTTTAACTTGTTTATCGTCCCTTCACTGGCGTTCTTTGTAGCTTCTTGTACAGTTGCAAGAGCTGACTTCTCTCCAGCATTTCTAGATACTTGGTCTAATCCAGATACAGTTCGCGTCTTCGCCATTAAAAGTTTCTTATTAAAACGTACTCCGAGAAGTACTGCTATTGCTGCCCCTGTCCCAAGCGCAATGTTACGCATTAGAACTCTATTTTGTTCATCTTCTACATCTTGTTGTGCCTTAACAAGAGCTTGATTTGTTTGTGGAGCATCTGGAATTATCTCAGCAAGAGGAACGAGTTCTTCTGGTATGATATCGGCAAGAGGAATGATCTCTTCGGATGGAGTTTTCGATGCTGAAACAAGTTGATCAACACCACCACCTCCTTGTAGATCATTCATGGGAGGGGCACCCTCTTGTTGTGTTTCAACAGGCTCGCGGCCCGTTAAAGCTTTATCAGAGAAGAGTAATGGGAGTTCTGGATTATCTGCAAGGGCACGTAAGCCTTGTTCTAATCCAACACCAATTCCTAATTGTGCTCCAACCCTTCCAACGTTACCACGATTTAATAGTGTCCCTTCAATAACTTTTCCAACTAACTTATCTCGGAAAGGTCTAGTAGACGTCCGTGTATATTTGACCGCCGGGGTTAAGACATTAAAAGTACTTTTACCCAAACGAGCAAGTTTACCTGCACCTGCTACAGCTCTAAATCCTGGAATAGGAAGAAGGCTTGCAGCGAGACGAGCAACTTGATCTTCTGTGGAAACTGGTTCTTTGATTCCAAGGAGATTATTAACACCTTCTCGAAGGTCAGCACCGAAATTAATCAATGAGGAGTCAACACCGGAAGAGGCTGATTCCTTAAAGGTGTCTACAAAACCTTTATCATTAAATGGGGTTTTTGCCGCAGCTTCTAATCCTGCTCCAGCAAAGCCAGCGATAATGGGAATACCTGTAAGGATATCAGATAACCCAGCAAGCCCCTGCTTCCCAGGATCACTAGGGCGTTCTTTTTTGATCGAAGAAATAGGAACGATATCCTCGTCTTTTTTGATTCGAATCGAGAGGAACAATTTCTGACACTAGAAATTTCCTGTATCTGGTAATTGTCTTGAGGCGAAGATTTGCGCTTGACCACCTGGAAGGGAACGATAGAT